TCATCCAGTCGAGCTCGGTCATGACAATGCCGTCGGCAGACATTTTCGACTGCTTGCGAACCTGGTAAATGGCTCGACGGAGCAGGTCGATCGCCGTGTCACCGGTCTTGCTCAGGGTGGTGTTGTAGGTAGTGGCCTGAGTCATCAGGCCATTCAGGTTCTCACCGGTGCCGTCGCCCTTCAGGATCTGGCGCTCTTCCTCCAGCTTGAGGTCGTAGCGCAGCAGTTCCTGCAGGTAGGCCATCAGCTGAGGAACATCATCCAGCGCCTCGTCGGTCACAGGCATCCAGACGGCAATCTTTTTGACCCGGTCGGTCTGGGTCGTGAAGGTCACGTTGCTGGTTGGCTTCAAGCCGCCTTCCGCAACCGGCGCGGCGCCGCGGGTGTGCAGGTTTTCTTTGAAGTAGGTGTAGTTCTGGCCGGACACTGGAACGGTGGTCAAGAGATCCCGGATGCGCAGCTCCTGGCGGATGCCGGGCTGAATGACGGGATCGTAGTTCGGCGCAACGATGCCGGCGCTGGTGACCTTCATTTCCTTCATGCTGGCCATGTCGGACTTGGTCACTTCGATATCGGCCAGGGAAACGCTCTTCGCCTGCAGCGACTTGTAGGCATCGTCGTTTTTGACCAGGTCGATAAAGCTCTTGGCCTCGCCCGGCTGGCTGCGCAGCTTGATGCCCTTCTCTTCCAGCTTCTGGACCTGCTCGATGACACGCTCGATTTCACCCTTCTGGGTTTCGATCTGAGCCTTCATCGCGCTGGTGACGGTGTTGCCCTTTTGCAGCTCATCGGCGACAGCGTCGTACTTCTTTTGCAAGCCAGTGAAGCCTTCCTTCAGCTGGGTTTCGAGCGTGGTTTTAACGTCTTGGATTGGATCGGTCATGGCGACACCTTAAAAAATTGGTCAAAAGTGTTGGAGAGTGTTTTCAGCTCTTCCACGATCGCCGTGGCCTCGCTGCCGCCGTCACGGCGTAGCGCGGGATAGCCGAGCGAAGCGACTGCTGCCGCTTCCTTCTGCGAGAGGCCCATGCGATCACGCAGGGCATTCTCGAAAAGCCTGATGTCTGATTTGACAGTGAGAACTTGAGCCGCTGGGTTCATGCCGAATGGCACGAATGAGGCTTCCCACAACTCGGCCTCTTTGATGACGCGGATCGTTCGACCGGCGCGCTCTTCAAAGTCGGCTTTGATGGTGTTGAAGCCGATCGACATGCTGTCGAGGATCCCCGCCTTCATGAGCTCATAGGCGTCTTTTGCGTAACTCACCGCCTGATTGACCTTCCCTTTAACCAGAAGGCCGTGGTCGTCCTGCGTAAAGTCAGCCAAGCCGACCAGCCGTGTCAGGTCGTGATAAAGCGCGAGCTTCAACTTGCCACTGCGGGTTGTTTTGACCTTGGTAAAAGCGCCTGGAAGGATGACGTCGTCGCCGAGGTCGACGTTGTTGAACACGGCGGCATAGCCTTCGAAGTTACCGGCGTCGTCCACCGCCTTGAGTTCAAACGGGACTTCAAGCTTTGACATTGGTTTGCATCTCCCACCGGGTGACCCGGTCGTATTCTTCGCCAGCCAGCGGAGGAAGGTTTTCTTTACGACGCACCTCGTTGATGGTCATCCAGCCAGAGCCGCCGGAGCCGCCGAGCGCACCTTTGTAGTAAGTGGCCCGGCCGGCGCTGTCTGCGCGCAATAGCCCCTCGACAACGAACTCGACGAACAAAGCGGTTCCTGCGAACAACTTGTCGTTGATCTCGTCTTCGATGGCCTTGATGTAGGGGCTCAAGCCGAACGTGATAAAACCGCTGGTTTGTTGCTCCAGGTTCGAACCCATGATTGAGGTCTTCCCGGCGCGGTTGGCCAGGTACAGCGGAACGCCCCAGATGCCGGCGAGCGCTTCCTCTTGAAACTGCTGGGACTCAATGAACTGGCTGTCCTTCTGGGTCATGCCAGCAGGCACGATGGTTGGCCCTCCTTCGAGCAGTCCCATCTTCCCGATGTCCTCCACGTCTCCGTCGCGGATCTTCGGAAACTTGTTCAGCACCTGGTCGCGTTGCTCGGACGTGAGGAAGTTTTCGTAAATGACGTAGCCGCCGGTGAAGCCGCCCTTGCGCATGAAGCGGGCCGACCAGTCCTGCGCCGCTTTGGCTAGGCCCATTGCTTCCTTGTGGAATTCAACCGGTGAGAGACCGCAGATTCCGTCAGCGCTGAACAACTTGAAATGCAGCATGTTCTGAGGCGAGACAGGGAAGCGTTTCCCGTTGAGGGTCACCCAGTACAGCAGATCGTCTTCAGTATCGATTTCGACCGCATCCGCACCGACCGGCACAAGGCCGATGAATTCCCCGTTTTCGGCTCGCTCGATCAGGGCGTAACCGTTGCCGCGCAGAGCCATGTTCACTACGGCGGCTTTGATGAAATTCAACATCGTCATGTACGGGTTTGGCTTGGCCAAAATCCGTAACGCCCGCTTGTTGTCCTTCACCAGAACCCGCCCGGCGGGCTGATCCTCAAACAACTTCAACGGCAACCCCGAAACCGTCTCACTGAGGATCTTGATGCAGGACCAGACAATGGGAATTGCCATGGCTTTCTTGGGTGTGATGACCGCGCCGGAGCGCGTCTGTCCGCCGATGTCCGTTTGAACTTCAACGTATTCGCCCGTCTTGGGATCGTTGAAGCCAAAGAAACTCCAGCTCATTGGGTTGTACCAGCGAGACGCCATATTGAACCTATAGAAGTCCGGAAAATCCGTTTTGAAGGTAATCGTCGATGTTGCCCTTGCTCTCTTGCGGAGCGCCCAGGGTGGCGCCGAACGCCATCGCAAGTGCTGACATTCCGTCGATCCGACCGGTAGCTTTGTCCTTCGCGAACTTGCGGCCGCCGGCCGGATCTTTCTGAATCACCGCGTTGGCTGCACACATCGTCAGCACCGGGTGCATGCCATGACGGACCCGCCCGTTCAGCAGCTCGGATTCCAGCGCGTCAATTGCTGGAGCCATATCCTTGAAGCCTTGGCCGTACTCAACCAGCGGCAATGACACGCCCTGCGCCTCCGCGTCTCTTTTGAAAAGGTCGATGCGGTATCGGTCGAAAGCGAGCGACACCAGGTCGCCGCCCAGCTCGCCAAGGATTCGGGCGATGTCCGCAGCAACAAATGCGTAGTCGACCGTGGCGCCTGGTGTCGTGATCAGCAATCCTTCTCGAACCCAAACCTCGTATGCCGCCCGGTCTCGTTTCGCGCGATCAGCCAGGCCGATCTCCGGAGTCCAAAAGAACGCCCACGCACACCAGACTCCGTCGCGCTTTCCGATCAGGACAAGTGCTGTGAGGTCGGTCCTGAATGACAGATCCAGACCACCGTAGAGATCGAGACCATCCGGGGAATCCGGATCGCCTCCGCACGACTCCCACACCCCTTTGGAAACGAACACCGATACCGTCGACACTCGCTGATTCAGGCAGAGGTTACGGAAGGTGTTCTCGGACGCCGGCATTCGGTTGGCCCTGTCAGCCTGCTTCTGCAAATCCTCCAGAGAACGGAACGTCCCCAGAGCAGGGTTGGCCGCGCGCCACGCTTCCCTGTCGGTGAGCTTGCAATCCTTTGGCGCTTGGTAGACGCGGCTGACAATGTGCGGATCTTGCGAGCGCTCGGCGTCGTCGAGCCAGATGCTGAACAGGTCGCTGTCTTGCGCGGCCTGCGTGCTGATTGCGATCAGCAATGGCGAATCGTGTGCACCCTGAGCGGTTGTGATCGCGTCGATAAAATCGCTCTGGGGACCGCGAACCTGTCCCACCTCATCGAGTATCGCCAAGACCGGCGACAGACCGTGCGCGGTCTTCCCCTCAGCTGCAAGCGCGCGAAACTCAACGTTGAGCGGCAAACCGATCAGCTGTTTGCTGCTGGGAACGATGTGGATGATTTCTTTCAGATCCGGATTCAACTGGATCATCTTCACAGCCAGCTTGAACACGACCCCTGCTTGATCTCGGCTCATTGCGCCGGAGACGATCTGCGTATTGAGCACCGCCTCGGGACCAACCAAATGGGCCAGAAGAATCCCGGCAATCAGGCCGGTCTTTCCGTTCTTTCGCGCAATGCTCAAGTAGGCAGTGCTGGTGCCGGCCGGGTTGTCATAGATGGCCAAGATGAAATCCTTTTGGAAGTCATCCAGAGCCAGCGGCTGCCCAACGTGCTTGCCTTCCGGAACGCGACAATATTTCTCGATGAACGCGATGACCTTTTCACCGCGCGTTCTGCGCCGGGCGGCCATCAGTGCATCGCCCGAGGGATCAGGTCATCGTCATCCTGGTTCGCCAGATTCTTCTCTGCGGCCCGCTGCTTGGTCGCCTTCTTGCCTTGGTCGCGCGACTCGCCTTGTGTTGCCTGGGCATGCACTTGCAGTGTCCGGCTCAGAGCCACGGCGCGACGGCTCAAAGTCTCCAGAAGGTTGTGCTTGGGGTTGATCACCTGAGTACCGCGATCATTGGTCAGAACATCGCCTTCGATATCGATCTCTTTCTGCAGGCGCTCGATGTCAGACAGGCATCTGGCAAGGTTGCCGGCCAGTACCAGGTC